CGGGTGGGAGGCTGCGACGCGCTGGCAGAGGCGACGGTGCTGGCGATGCAGCGCGCAGGCGTTGGCGAAGCGGCGCTCTATGTCAACGGGCGCAAGATGAGCGACGAACTTGAGCCGGACGTGAGCCGGGCGACCTACAACCGGGCGGGGCGCAGCGCAAAGGGGCGCACCAGCCGGATGGTGCTGGCGTAAGGAGGGCGCGGCATGAAGCTGAACGAAAGCGGATTTACCTTTAACGGGCGGCACTGCCGCCGGGACATGGGCTGCTGGTGGATTGAGAAGGACGGGCACCAGATCAGCCCGGAAGTCCAGCGGAACGAGTACGAAATCGCGGGCGTATCGGGCAGCATCCTGATGGACGGCGCGACGCGGAAGGGGCTGACCTTTTCCGGGACGCTGGTGATGGCGCAGGAGCCAGAGACGCAGACGGAAGCGCAGGAGAAGCTGCGGACGCTGATGGCATGGCTGGACTGCGGACGGCAACGGCTCATCTTCGACTATGAGCCGGGGCGCTACTATCTGGCGCAGGTGGACAAAAGCACGACGTGGAGCCTGAAAAACTGGTTTGGGGGCGAAACGAGCGTGACCTTCACCGCGCAGCCCTTCGCCTATGCGGTGGCAGCGCAGACCGGCACGGCCATCACAGACGGGACGACGGGCGACGTGACGGTGCAGGTGGAGACGTTTCACCCTGCGCCGCTGGTGCTGACCATCCAAAACACAGGCAGCGCACCGATTACCGGCATCAACATCATGGGCGGCAGGGTGAAGCTCAGCGGGATGGCGCTGGCGGCGGGAAAGCAGCTGACCATCAACATGGAAGCGCCTATCGACGCACAGGATGGCGCTGGGACAAGCTATCTGCCGTATGCGGAGAGCTTTACGCCGATTCTGCTGAACGCTGGCTTGCAGCGTATCCCAATCGCGCTGACCTACGCCAGCGGCAGCGCAGGGGCGAAGATCACCGCCAGCGTGCGCGGAAGGTGGTAAGCTATGGACGAAGTGACAGTCTACGACCAAAGCGGGAAGCTGCTGGCGGTGCTGGACAACGCGGATGCGGTGAGTTATGAGCTGAAGCATAACGACCTATGGACAGGCAGCTTTTCCCTGCCGACGGGCGACCCGAAAAACGTCTACTGTCAGGCGCACAATCTGGTCAGGCTGCCAGACGGGAGCCGGGACACGGGCATTTACCGCATCATCGGAATGCCCAGCGCGGAGGAAACGGCAGCGGGCGGAATGCGAGAGTACAGCGTGGAGCATGTGATGGCGACGCTGCTGGACGACGTGCTTTTTGGCTACCACGAAATCGGCGGCGAGGGCATCACGACCCGGCAGGTGATGCAATACATCCTTGACCGGCAGACGGCGAAGCGCTGGGTGCTGGGCGAAGTGGCGTTCAGCGACGAATATCAATACAAATTCGAGAACGTGTCGCTGCTCAGCGCGCTACTGAGCCTGGGCGAGGTGCTGACGGAGGAATACACATGGGATTTTGACACCAGCGCCACGCCGTGGGTGGTAAGTCTACGGAAGGCGGACGCAAGCGACGGCTGCGGCATCCACTACGCCCGGAATCTGGTGGGCATTGAAAAGACCATGGATGCCAGCGCACTGGTGACGCGGCTGTATCCGTTGGGATACGGCGAGGGTGTGAACCAGCTGAACATCCGCAGCGTCAACGGGGGCGTGCCCTATCTGGACGCGGACACGGCAAGCACATGGGGCATCAAATGCAGCGTATACGCGGACACGCGCATCGAGGACGCGGCGGTGCTGAAAGCGCGGGCGGCGGCCGTGCTGGAAGGGTACAAAAACCCATACGTCACCTATACCGCGAAGGCGATTGACCTGCACCGCATGACGGGACAGAGCTGGGACAACTACATGCCGGGGAAGCGCGTGCGGGTGATGGACGGCGAGCACGGCATCAGCTTTGCGGCGCGTATTGTGTCCATCAGCAAGAAGAATCTGCGGGGTGATCCGGGCAGCGTGAAAATCACCATCGCCAACGCGGTGCGGGACGTGGCAGACAGCATCAACACGCTGGCCGACCGGGTAGGCATCGGCGAGCTTTACAGCCAAGGGGCAACGCAAATCTTCGCCATCCCCTTTGCGGACAACGCTGACCCGGAGCATCCGGCGAAAATGCGGTTCTATATTCCTAGCGGATTGGTGCGCATCAATCGGATGCAGCTAAGCTGGGAGCTGAGCGCCTTTCGCGCCTATGAGACCGGCGCGGCGGCGGGTGGCAGCACCACGCAGACCAGCTCCAGCGGCGGCGGCAGCACGGCGACATCCAGCAGCAGCGAGGACGTAGCCTGCACCAGCGAATCCGGCGGCGAAACGACAATTTCTCAACCGGTGCGCGTGCTATCCTCTGACGGCGGCGGCACAGCAATAGCTATCGGGAATTTCGCAAACATTGATGGTGCGGGCTATTCTACAGCGGCAAACACAGCGGGGTTGACAACAGATGATGCGGGAAAACACAAACACACAATAGGGCACACGCACGACATCGCGGCGCATAAGCATACATGCTTCAAGCACGCGCACACCATCAACAGCCATTCACATGATTTTTCCGGCAGTCAGAGCCTGGCATGGGGACACCAGCACAGCTATGGCAGCATCGGCGACAAGGGAAACACGGGCGGCGTAGTCGGCTACAAACCCAAAAGCATCAGCATCAGCGGGACGACGGGGGGACGAACACTGACGGCGAATGAAGCGGGCGACGGAGACAGCAGCAGCGTGGCGCTGATGACCGGCGGAACAAGCAACCAGAACAGCGGTGAAAGTGGCAGCCATAACCACGCGATCCCAGCGCATACGCACAAATTCCAGCACGCACACAAGGTGGAGTTTTCCATCAACGTGCCGGGGTTTACGGTGGACATCCCGGCGCACACGCACAACGTCAAAATACCGGGGCACAATCACCGCGTGAGCATCCCGGCGCACACGCATGAGCTGACGCTGCCGGATCACACCCACGACATCACCTACGGCATTTTCGAGGGGACGACAGCGCGAAGCGTGCGGCTGCTGGTGGACGGGGCAGAGGTGCCGAGCGAAGCCATCAGCAAGCGGGAGCTGGACATTTCCGCCTATCTGGAAAAGGATGAGGATGGGAAAATCACACGCAGCGCATGGCACACGGTGGAGCTGGTGCCGGACAAATTGACGCGCATCGAGGCGAATCTTTTCGCGCAAACGTTCATTCAATCCACGGGCGGGGGTGATTACTGATGCAGGAGCGCGCACGGGTGCCTCCCTTGTGAGGCGCGAGAACAAAACGACCAGATTGGAGGGAAAGCTATGAGCGAAATCACCGAAGCAATGAACATGCTGGAAGACCTGCCGGAAAGCGCGCAGGACGGGCAGCAGGAAGCCGACGAAGCAGCAGCGACGACCTTGCAGGAGGAAGCGGCAGAGACGGCGCAGGAAGCCACGGAAAGCGAAAGCAAGGCTTCGCTTCCCTGCCACCGTTATGCGGTGGAAGCGCTGAGCATGGTGGAGCTGGGGCGACAAGGTGAAGGAAAGGCGCGGCGCATCGAAATCGGCGTGAGCAGCTGGCTGGCAACGCTGCCGGGTGCGCGCTTTGAAATTGTAGCGGTGCGACCCGGCGAGACCGAAAGCTATCTGCCGGAGGGCGTAACGCTGGAAGGCACCGTGCTGTGCTGGATGCCGACGCGGGACGACACGGCAAAGGACGGCTATGGACGCGGCGAAGTGCGCGCCACGCTGGGCGACAGCTGCTACAAAAGCCCAGTATTCCGCACACGCATCGAAGCTGCGCTGGAGGACACGCCAGCCGTAGCGATGACGCAGGCAGCAGAGACAGAACCTGTAGCAATGAACGTGACCACCGATGAAGAAGCACCCAAGCCTACCGATGAGGACAAGGGGGAAATTTATCACGTCGAGGGGTTGGACGTGGTAAAGCTGGGGCGGCAGGGCGAGAACCTGACGCAAGAGGTGCAAATCGACGTAAGCGCGTGGACAGAGGACAACATGGAAGGAGCCACGTTCCTGATTGCGGCGGTGCGCCCCGGCGAAACCGAAAGCTATCTGCCGGAGATCACCCAGAGCGGGAACACCCTGGCATGGAAGCCCACGGCGGCAGACACCGCAAAGGGCGGATACGGCAGGGCGGAGGTACAAGCCGTCAAGGGCGCGCTGATCCGCAAAAGCCCAGTATTCCGCACACGCATCGAGGCTGCCATTGAAAGCAGCGGCAGCACGCCCACGGAGCCGCCTGCATGGGTGCAGCAGATTCTGGGCAGCGTCAGCGCGGCGCAGGAGGCCGCCGCAAACGCCCAGCAAGCCGCGCAGGAGGCTGCCGCAAGCGTGAGCGGGCTGCGTGGGTGGAGCCTGACGGAAGAAACGGACGGCACCGTGACCATCGACCATGCGGCAGCGCAAAGCACCGCAGAAACGACCGACTAAGGAGGGACAAGCATGGGCTTGAACATTGCAAGCAATGAGAACGCAGAACGGCAGGCGCAGGCGCTGGAGCTGATTGCAAAGCACCTGATGCAGACGGGCAGCGTGGTGGCGTGGCCAGACGTGCAGGAGATCATTCGGCACGGCATGGGCAGCAGCAGCTTCCCGGTGGGCAGCCAGCTGGCGGTAAGTTACGGAGAAAAAACGATGCTGCTGGACGTGCTGGGGCATGACATCGACCTTGATCCGCACGGGAGATTCCAGCACTCCACGACCTTCGCGCTGCACACGCTGCTGGACGCCAGCCAGTTTGACGCGACGGAAGCGCTGTACTATGCCGCGGACGGGCTGGCGGCTGGAACCTATCACTTCACGCTGCTGGCGGGCTACGACGTGGAGTACGGCGGCGGCGCTACGCTGCAATTCACGCTGGCGCAGGCGGTGCCTGCGGGCGGCGTTATCATGTTCCCGTGGGCCTACCAGCAGCAGGCGCTGGCGACGAAAATCAGCACCTACGCCAGCCGCGAGGCGGCCGCCGCCCTCCCGACCGGCCGCCCGCGGGTGGGGTCGTTTTCCGTTTCCAGCTGCCGGTGCCGTCCGTCTGCAGTCTTTGGGGGTGGGTAGGAGCGAAACGGAATTGCGTT